GCACGACTCGCGTGTCGCAAGAAATGGGAAAAAGGACGGATCATGCGTGGCCGCAAGCCTTCCGCCGCATCGCTCAGAGTCATCCAGGGAGGCGCTACGACCCCGAAGACAGCCCCGAAAGCGGAGCCAAAAGCGCCGGATGCGCCCAACTTCGTCAAACTTCTTGGCAAAACCGAGCAGGCGCGCACCGCTCGCGCCGAATGGAAGCGGGTCGTCCCGCAACTTGACGCGCTCGGGATCATCGCGCTCCTCGACGCCCGGCTCCTGACCGACTACTGCATCGCCTGCGCCCAGCTCGACGCCGCGAACTTCGCCGTGGCCGCTGACGGCTTCGGCGCCGAATCGAAGAACCCGGCCGTGACCGCCGCGAATCAGATCAGGGGACAACTCAAGTTCTACATCTCCGAACTCGGGCTCTCGCCGACCTCGCGCATGAGGATGGCGTTCCCCGACGACGAAGACCTCGATGACCTCGGCCTCGACTAGACGCCGGCCGCGACAGATAGGCGAGGCCGCAACCCGCGACCGCCTCGCGCGCCTTCTCGACAAGGTGCAGAAGAAGGCGAACGGAGACCGCGACGGCTCAGCCCGGTCCAAGGCGTTGTCCGGTTCGCTGCGTCGCCTCGGCTACCGCGTCGATGAAGAGCGCGGCCTGCGCGCTATCCGCTTCATCGAGCGCCGGTGCCGTCACACGAAGGGCCGCTACTACGGGACGCCGTTCCTGCTCCGTCCGTGGCAGTTCGTCCTCGTGTACAGTTTCTTCGCGTGCGTCGATGCGTTCGGTAAGCGCCTGTTCTACCGCCTCTGGTTCGAGGTCGGCAAGAAGAACGGCAAGACGGAGATCGTCGCCGCGTGCCTGCTGTACTGCCTGTTCGGCCTCGGCGAGCGCGGCGCGGAAGTCTACAGCGCCGCCGCATCCCGCGAGCAGGCTGGCATGACGTACAAGGTCATGCGCGACATGGTCAAACAGGACGCGGTCCTGCGCAAGCGCGCGAAGTACTGGGACTCCAAGAAGATCATCGCCAACACGACGCTGGGCGGCGAGTACCAGTCCTTGAGCGCCGACGCGAATTACAACGACGGCTGCAACCCGAGCGCGGTCGGAGTAGACGAAGTCCACCGCCACAAGTCGCGCGACATGTGGGACGTGCTCCGGCAAGGCCAGGGCACCCGCGAGGAGCCGGTCTTCTTCGGCATCACGACCGCCGGGAGTGGCCGCACCGGCATGGCGTGGGAGGAACACGAACACGCCGCGGCCGTGATCGCCGGGCTGGTCGATGACAAGCACCTACTTGCGGTCATCTACTCGGTGCCGGAAGAGGCCGACTGGACGGACCCGAAGGTGTGGGCGCTTGCGAACCCGGCGCTGGGCGACTTCCTGCGCGTCGACGACGTGGAAGAGGCCGTGCTGAAGGCCATGCACACGCCGACCGAGGAACACTCAGTCCGTCGCCTGCGCCTGAATCAGTGGGTGGCCGCCGAGACGAAGTGGCTCGACCTGAACGCATGGGACCGCAGCGGCGGCCTAGTAGACGAACTGAAGCTCAAAGGCGAGTCCTTCTACGGTGGCCTCGACATCAGCCACTCGCAGGACTTCACGGCGTGGTGCCTGCTGTTCCCGAACGAGAACGAGGCGGGCGAGACTGAGTACACGGCCCTCTGGCGCCTGTGGCTGCCGGAGGATGCACTGGTCAAGCGCGGCGTCATGAAACCGACCCTCGACGCCTGGGCGGCAGACAGGTACATCACCATCTGCCCCGGCGAGGTGGTCGACCTGCGCATGGTTGAGCAGCAGATCGAGCGCGACTGCGAGACGTTCAACCTGCTCGAGCTGGGATACGACAGGTTCCACGCTCACGGAATCATCAGCGAACTGATGGAAGTCCTCGGCGACGAGAAGCTCGCCGACGTGGGCCAGTCATACAAGTTCATGAACGCGCCATGCAAGGAGCTGGAACGGCTGCTGAGTCAGGGCCGAATCAACACCGGCGGCAACCCGGTCCTGCGCTGGATGGCCGCCAACGCGGTCGCGGATGCCAACCAGGACGACCTCGTGCGGCCGAGCCGCAAGAAGTCCAGCGACAAGATCGACGGCGTCGTGACTCTGCTCATGGCGCTCAACCGTGCGATCGCATACGAAGAGGAGCCGGAAGTTGGGTTTTATAGCTTCGGCACCGAATAAGGAGCCAGCCACGAACCGGAATGGAACATAATCGTGTGGCCATTTAGCCGCCGCGCCGAGAAGCGCACCTCTGGGGACTGGTTCGTCTCGTTCGCTGACCTGATTAAAGTCGCGAACACGGCAGCCGGCGTCTCCGTGACCCCGTCGAACTCAATCGAGCACCCGGCGGTGTACCGCTGCCTCTACCTCAACCAGTCCACTATCGGCAGTTTCCCCGTCGACTGCCTTGTCAAGCGAGGTGGGAAGCGGCTTCCCTACCACGAGCCGCTCTGGATGAAGGCGCCGAACGATTACCAGGACTTTCACGACCTCGTCGGCGATACGATCGTGAGCTGCGACCAGTACGACGCGGCGTTTCTGCTCAAGGCGTCGATGCCGAGCGGGCAACTGGTCGGACTCTCCGTGCTCGACCCGAACGCGGTACAGATGAAGCGCGTTGACCTCGGCGACGGTGTTCCCCGCATTGTGTACGACGTCACCACCGCCCGAGGCGTTGCGCGACTTGCACAGACCGAGATCCTATTCATCAAGGCGGGTCTGCCTGTTCCGGGGAAACTTCGCGGCATCGCGCCGACCACGGCGCTGAAGGAGACCATCGGTCTCGGCGTTGCCGCGCGCCAGTACGGCGCCAACTTCTACGGCTCGGGTGCGACTCTGTCCGGGGTCATCGAGTCGGCCAAGGATATGAACAATGAGCAGATCGAGCGTCTCGAAAAGGCGTTCACTCGGAAGCACGGCGGCGTCTCGAAGTCGCACGCTATCGGCATCCTGTCCGGCGGCGCCCAGTGGAAGCAGATCGAGACCGACCCGGACAAAGCGCAAGCCCTCGACACCATGAAGTACACGGACGGCGTCATCGCCGCTATCTTCGGCATCCCGGCCGAGTACGTGACGCCTGTCGGGATGGAGGGCGCGAAGGGCTACGTCACGGGCCTGTACCAGCGTCAGATGCTCTGGTATCAGACTGGCCTCTTCCCACGTATCACCAAACTTGAGCGCGCCTTCAGTTCACTGCTCCCCGGTAGCGCCTACATCAAGTTCAACGTCAACGCATGGCTTCGCATGGACCCGGAGCAGCGCACCGCCTTCTATCAGGCGATGCAGGGCGGCGAGAACATGGCGCCAAACGAGATTCGCGCGCTCGAAGACATGGACCCGCTCGGGCCTGAATACGACCTGCCGCTCAAGTCTGTTCAGTGGCAACACGACGGCGACCCGCCCTCGGGCGGCGACACAGGAACCAACTCGAAACCCGCTCCGGCGGGTTCGTCAGTTAAGGAGGGCAAGTGAAGTACGACGAACTCGAGAGGCGCTACCTCAAGAGTGCCATCGAGGCCCGCGGCAAGGACGGCGACGCTTCGGTGATCGTCGGCCACGCCTCCGTCTTCGACACGCCCTATGAACTGTGGGGCTTCATGGAACAAGTCGCTCGCGGTGCCTTCAAGAAGACCATCAAGGAAGGCGACGTGCGCGCCCTCTGGAACCACGACCCAAACGTCGTGCTGGGCCGCAACAAGTCCGGCACCCTGCGCCTGTCCGAAGACGACGTCGGACTGCTCTACGAAATCGACCTTCCAGACACGCAGGCCGCCGGCGACCTCTACACGCTCATTGAGCGCGGCGACGTCAACCAGTCCTCGTTTGCCTTCGAGGTTATCCGCGACGAGTGGCAGTACCCAGAAGAGAACTCCCGCGAGCTTCCCGTGCGGACCATCAAAGAGGCCCGCTTGTGGGACGTGTCGCCCGTCACCTACCCCGCGTCTGGTTCCACCGACGTCGACGTTGCCCGCGCGCTTCGCTCACTGACTCGCGACCTCGGCATCGATGAGGCCGAGTCAATCGAAGACGCGCTCACCATCGCCCGCAACAAGACCGCAGAAGCCACCACCGAGACGCCGGACGGCGCGTCGCCTGAGGCACCCGCCGCCACCTCTCCGTCGGAGCAGAAGCGCACCCGTCCATACGCACTCTGAAGGAGATTCACAGATGAGTGAAGCCCGTACCCATTTCGAGGCATACCGCAAGGCGCTTGAGGCGCTGCGTGGTGACGACCTCACCGATGAAGCACGCGCCAGCGCCGAAGCAGACCTCTCCGATTCGCGGCTGGCCATGGACAGCGCGCTTGTCGAGGGCGCCGAGGACCGCGAGTCCGACAACATTCTCGAGATCATCGAGCGGCGCGACTACCTCGCCAAGCTTCAGGCTGGCGTCATGCCCACCGAGCGCAAGTCCGAACTGCCGGTCGAGCAGATGCGCGAGTTTGTCGACGGCAAGATCAACCACCTCTCGTTCAAGATTCCGTCTGAGGTCCGTACCACGACCGACATGACGACCACCGATACGTCCGCGTACGGCTCCTACACCATTCCGCAGACGTGGGCTGACAACGTGCGCCTGTTCGAGATCGCCCAGTCCGGTGTGCTGCAGGCTGGCCCGACCATCATCAACAGTGCGAACGCGAACCAAATAAACATGCCGATCCTGTCCACGGACATGACGGCAGCGGCTCGTACTGAGGGTTCGGCCAACACCGACTCGACATACCCCGTGTTCAGCACCGCGGCCCTGAACGGCTACCCGATCAGCGGCTGGGTGTCCATCTCCGACGAGATGCTGCGTGACAGCGGCGTCGCCATGGAAGCTCTACTCGCCAAGCTCGCGGGCCGCTGCCTCGGCGCCACCATGGCATCGTACCTCGGCGATATCGACACCGGCACCGGTGGCGCGGGCGTCCCTGCTGCGATCACCGTCGGCGTGACCAGCGCCGTCACCGCGGCCAGCTCCACGGCTGTAACCGTTGACGAGCTGAAGACCCTGTATGCGGGCGTGCTTCCCGCCTACCGCATCAACGGCAAGTACATCGCCAACAGTGCCGTGACCCTCTCGACAATGCTCGCCAAGGACGGCGACGGTCAGTACCTGTGGCAGCCCGCCGTGGCCGAGGGCCAGCCCGACCGCTTCTTGGGTAAGCCGTGGTTCGAGGATGCGTACTTCGACGCCAGCGCGGCCAGCAACATCCCGGTCGTGTTCGGCGACGTTGCCGCGGCCTATGCCGTCCGTCTCGTCGGTGACATCCAGGTCGACTTCAGCCGCGACTACCAGTTCCCGAGCTTCGAGACCTCGATGCGCTTCCAGAGGGTATTCGACGCCGTGACCTGGGACGCGCTCGCGGTCAAGGGCATCACGCTCAAGGCATGACCCTCTGACGCGCGGGCCGGAACGTAGGAGTCCAGCCCGCGCTCTACCCCGAAAGGAGCCTAATGGCTGAGTCTGAGTATCAGGGTCTCTATCCGCACGGGGTCCAGGGCGGCGGCTATCTCGTCGTCGGACAGGACGCCAACGGACTGCCCTGCATCATCGCGTGCGGTTCCGCCACGGACGACGCTGGGATTGTTACGGCAATGGGAGCCGATACGCTCTGGGCCGACGGGTCAATTTACATATCGTGCGTGGACGGCGCTGGGAAGCTTTTCCTCAAGACCAACGACACATGGACAGATCAAAAGTGACCTGAGTGTTTAGCACCGTCCTAAGCGGGAGCCGGGGTACGCCTCGGCTCCCGCTCCCATGAAGGGGGAATATGCGAGTCACGTTCAAGCAGCCATACCGCTGTCGTCTCGGGCACGACCACAAGCCAGGAGACACCTGCGACCTGCCAGACCACGTCGCCGCCAAAGTCCTGGACCGAGGCATCGCTGAGGCCGTTCGTGAGGCCCCCGTCGAACGCGCCGTCGTGGCCCCGCCCGAGAACGCAGCCAAGCGCACGTCCAAACCCGCACCCCGAGGCGCACCGCGCAAGCGGCGTTTTTCGCCTGAGAAGGAGTAACAAGTGGCTGACACCACTCACACCATCGGTTCGACCGGCGTCGTCAAGAAGCTCGTTGACCTCGGAGACGACACCTACGCCGACGCCGTCGTCGACTTCAACAACGGCAGCATCGCGGAGGACGCCGTCGTCCTCGCCGCCCCGACCGGCTCCGCTGGCGGTCTCGGCAAGCTCCCGGCGACCATCGCCAACACCGAGTTCTTCTACGTGCGCTGCGACACGTCCGCGCGCCCGTACACCTACGTGGACTGGATCGTCAGTCACGCGCAGCAGGCCGACCTCGC